CTCTTCCAAAGTCCACTAAACACTCGATGTTGTTACAGGTCTTTTGAAAGGTGCTGAATTCGGGGACAAAAGGTTGGAGGCAAATCTTACACTTCTTAGCCATACCGATAACTCTCAATATCTCGGTGACTAAGGATAGATTATTTCTTGGGAATGTCCCAGATCTGCGGATCTGTTAGCTGGAACCCTAACCCGTTAAAATGCCGTTTCACCTCATCCAGAAAAGCTCCATGCTGGGCAATGTTCATTGCTGACGTAACGGGAAAGTCGAACGGTTCAACCATCAATTCTAGCTTTTGCTCGTAAGCCATTGGCCTGATAATTCGGTCGTACTTGGCTCGATACTCGGGGCTATCCCTGCGGAGAATGGGAACCCCAAAATGCAGCTTGCAATAAGCTCGATACTCCCATGCCTTTTGGTCGCCCTGCGCCTCTGCGTCCCTGAACCATTGCCACTGAGTTCTGTTTTGGGCCAGTGATCTAGCCTTTGACGCCTTCTTGATAACTACGTCTATGGGATACTGTAGCTCGACCTGTTGCAGCATCTTCAGCAAGTTATTTTTGTCCTCTCCATCATGCAAAACCATATGAATTTCGGAGGCTGACAACATACCCCCTAAGTTGCCATTACCTAGCGTTTTAATTTCCGCTAGACGTTGTTTTTGGCGATCTACTACCTTCTGTGACGCTTTCCTCATCTGAGCCTCGCAAACATTCGCTTAGTTTCGGCAATCTGATCGTCGGTCACTTCGTAAAGCGACTTTTCGCCGGTTATGCAGACATCATGATGATACTGGGTAAACGTAAAAGATCGACAGACTCGGCAAACCGTGGTGTCTCGGCTTGGTCTATGGGCTGGCTCTAACTTGATCTCCTCCAACATTTCCTTGAACTCACCCAAGGTCGGGGCGAACTTCTTAAACTTCTCGACGACCTGAATTGTTGCTCTGTGGATTAATGCCTGATCGTAGTGCTTCAAGTATGACCACCACATCTTTTTGGTCGAAGCGATATCCTCGTCTGAGGTGTCATTCAAGAATGATGGGTAGTTCAACCGCATAACCCCAAACAACTGATTGATATAGCTCTTATCTAATTCCTCACCAATCTGTGCTGGTTGCGATCTTCGTTGCTGAGTGACGGCGTTGCTGACGATTTTTCTGTTCATAAATTGATTTCCATCCATTGCTATGAGCCTCCTCGACTAATTCCTTAATATCCTCTCCCTGCTTCGCTAACCTCTCCGCTTTGTTGGCAAGAGTCGCCAAAGCGCGAGCCGTGTTTGTGGCCTTCAATCTGCTCCGAGTTTTTATGTATTCCTTAAATAACGGAGTATCTACACCCAGCGCATTCATGCGCTTGAAAACGATTTTTATTTTATCTTTCTCTGTATCTGCTTCTGTATCTGTATCTGTATCTGTATCTTGGGGCGTTACCTTAGCGTTTTGGTGACGTTTTGGTGACGTTTTGGTTTTACTAAGTTTTTGTTTTTCCCGATATTTTCGCTGGCGTTCTTTACTAGAATCTGACTTGTACTGACGCTCTTCCCACTTCAATACGTTCCAGTTTTTATCAATCAATTTAACATCTGTAAGACGCTTTCTAAGCTCATCTAAGGCGGGAAGTTGCAACCCTAGCTTAACGGCTAAAGATCTGTTTATAAACTCTGGGTCTGCGCTATCGAAAAGGCCAGACTGCTTGCAAGCTAGCAAGGCTATAAAGTGCCATCGATCTTCAAATGCAAGTAGCCGCATCTTGTGGTTATCGACGATATTGGTGTATACTCTGAACCAAGGTAAACCATCTGACATAACTGCTCCGTTTTGTTGCTTGTTGCCTTGCTTCCTTCTCCGAAGAAGCCCCTTAGCCCCCTTAATTGGGGGCTTTTTTTACCTCTCCCAAATAGTTTTGGTATTTACCGACTCTATGCGATCAATCTCAAAGTCATCGTTACAATGCACCCAAGTCTCTCGACAGTTTGCCCAGTACCAAACCTTTTGCCTAGAGCAGCCCATAAGCCTAGCAATGTCGCTAAACGATTTGCCAGACTCCTCGCAAAAAAATGTTAATTGCATCTTGTTCATAAATCCCTCCGTTCGTTCGACCAAATTATAAGCACAGATTGATTGTCTCGTAAAGTCTTGACAAGAGTTTTTGTAAAATATATATTGAACAGGCATTAACAAAACGGAGAAGGAAATGCAGTGCGAAATAGAAAAAGATGTAGCTATCCCAGACAAAATGTCTTACGGGCGCAAGAGAAATAATTGGTTGAAAACCATAGAGGTAGGCAGCTCAATAATTGTAGATTTGCCTGAACCACTCATGAGAGCAAAGGAAGTTTCAAGAATTAGGAATTTGATGAGGATTAGAAAAATGGGATCTGTTCAACGCAAAGTATCAAAGACCGCCGTTAGGATTTGGAGGACAGCATGAGCGTCTGGAAAACACTTAGCGCAATTGATGTAAATCAACATACTGAACGAAAAGGGCAATTTACTTATTTAAGTTGGACGTGGGGGTGGGCAACCTTGATGGAGCACTATCCAGAATCGACCTATGAGTTCCTACCCAACGAAATCCACAACGATGAGTCTGTGACTGTTCACTGTAAAGTGACGGTTGAAGGAATAAGCCATACGATGTGGTTAGCTGTCATGGACAACAAGAACAGAGCGATTAAAAACCCATCTGCAACTGATATCGCTAACAACAAGATGCGTTGTTTGGTAAAGGCTTTGGCTATGTTTGGTCTAGGGCATTATATCTATGCTGGCGAAAGTTTGCCCGCTGTCAATTTGTATGAGGAATTGCATTTAGTGGTTGAACAGGGGACGCCACAAGATCTTATAGAGCACTTAGAAAGCATGTCTGAAGATCAGCAATCAGAGGCTTTTAACGGCGCACCAAAGGGCCAAATAACTAAGTTTAAGGAGCAAGTAAGGCAAAAACAAAAACAAGCTCACGATGAGTTAAGCGGAATAGCTAACGCTATGCGTGTATCAATGTCTGAGGAAGATAGGTATGGCATTGATGAAGTTTGGCAAGAATGCACGAAATTGCAAAAGAAGCTAGTTTGGGCAAGGTTCACAGATCAGGAAAAGCATTTGTTTAAAGCAATCATGCAACCGGACACCGCTGGATCTCCAATTGACATAGCAGATTATTCACAAAAGAAAGGAAGGTAAAATGGCAACAATAGGCTTAAATTTTAGTATCGATGTTACGAAGCTCGACAAAGAAAGATTTTATAAAGGTAAAAAAGGAACCTATGCGAAACTGACCGTATTCGTTGACAGCGAACAAAGTCAGTATGGTGATAATGGAGTTATCACTCAGCAATTAACGAAAGAAGAACGAGAGCAAAAGTTAAAACTGCCGATCCTTGGCAATGCAACAATCTTCTATACTAACGATGCTGATAACTTTGCCCAAGAAAAACCGCAGCAAGCGCCCGCGCATCATCAGCCACCAACGGATGACTTTGAAGATGACATCCCCTTTTAAGTCTAGCTGTGCGTTCTGCGGCGTTCCGGTAAGGAGAGACTTTAAGATCTGCTCTAAATGCAGACAAAGAAGAAATCGAAGCCCCCAAGATGCTCCATTGTCGTTAAATGCGAACAAGTGGCTGCAAAAGCCGTGGGGTGATTATTCTAGGAATCGAACCTAGATACGACCGTGAGGGAAGGAGAGGGAGTCGTAGGCCCAGCCATAATCAATTTGGTAGGGCTTGCGAAACCCTTTTATTTATTCCTGTGTACTGAGTTTTTCTTTTCAAAGCTTCTCATTGCTCCTAGCCCAAGCATTCCCATCAAAACGGGCATCATGGTCTCGAGAGGGACAAGAGGTATAACTATGTCTATACCGAATAGAGCCAAAACAAAGTTTGAGAATGGGATGGTAATAAAGTTACCAAACATCCCAAGGCCACATGTCCAGCCAATAAAAGGTCGCCATCCACTAACAAATAACGACCTATGAGCCGCTTCTACCTTGTTGACCTCTAACTGACCCTTAGCAAGCTCCTGAGCGTGATTCTCGGCCATTGTAGCGACTTCATGCGCCAGCCTAGCCTTCTGATCCTTGTCCTCAATGAACTTGTCTAACAGGCCCGATACTGGGCCTATCAAAGCCTGTATCACTCTTTTGCCTTTCCGACGTTAAGCGCGAGCATCTCTAGCACTTTGTAGATCTTAGCAATGACCTTGTCGTCTTTAGGTGTAGGGGTTACTGCACATATCGCACTACAAAGGGCGACTAGGGTTGTCGCTATTTCCAGATACTCCAGCATATTTTTCTCCTATTTCGCAAGCCGTTACTATCTTGCCGTAGTTTAGTTTTTCTGCTGCCGCTTCACATTCCTTTAGGGTGTCAAACTCTATGGTGTCGGGGCTTATCCAGCTCCCGATCATGATGATTAGAATATATTTCATTTACTTCTTTTTTATTTCCTCTATTTCTTTCTCTAAATATTGCAGCCTAATCTCTTGTGCGTGGTTAGTACGAATTGACTCTTGCACTTCTTCGGGCGGTGCCCAGTTGTTTCTAAATTCAGTATTCAGTTCAACGACCTTTTCTAGCGCAGCAATCTGACTGTTCTGAAGTAAATCGTCTGGTAGCGCACCAAGCTCGCCTCTCGGCCATTTGGTGCGAAACTCGCTGTTCATCTCTATGTCTACTTCAAGAATTGTTAGTTGCCTCTCTAAAACCGAGATGCGATTAGTCACTTCTGTATAAGCCAACACCGCTACAACAACGCCAGCAATGATAGCCACCAAGTTGCGAATAGGGATCTCAATGGTCGTATTGTCATTGATCTCTGCCATTATTTGTTCCTGTTGTTGAACAGTTCAAACAATGTCCGAATCTTTTCCTTGATCTGCTCAATATCGCTGTGCATCTTAGCTAGCACTATAACGAGAGTCACAAATCCAAAAGCGATGGGCCAGATAGCACCTAGAGCGTCAAGAGTCTCCATCGCCATCGTCCTTGCGTCCGAAAATACCTCTTACGGTATCGCTTTCCCAGATGCGGATAGATAGCCAGATAATGGTGACTGCTGCCGCTGCTTCAGGAAGCCAGCCCGCAAGGGACGCAACGCCGCCTGTTACAGCGACCGCATCAACTATTGATTTGACTTCCTCTTGCATAGATCACCTAATGTGCTTCGTCCACTTCCTCAAACACAGGCTCTTCGCCCGGAATCGGCTGTTCTGACTGTTGTTGTGCTTGCTGCTGTTGCGCTTGATAGAGGCTAATTTGGGCCTCTAAATCGGCTATTCTAAGGGCTTGACCAGCGTTTTGTTTAGCTAATGAGTCGATTTTAGCCATCTGAACATACTCGTCTGCACTCATTTCCCGCTTTTGCTCACTCATTTTCCTCTCCTTAGTTAAAAATGGCATTCTACCTGATTTTTTAATTTAATTAAATTTAGTTATGCTCCGTTCTAGCTCTCAGGCTAATCATAAAATTCATAGTTGTATCTTTTTCTATAAAAGTGCGATCTTCTGGGCTGTATCCAAGAAGTCGTAAAGCCCATCTAAATCTTATGTCCGCTGTTGAAACCTTGTCGCCATAATTAAAGCGGCCCATAGTTGTTGATATTTGAAAACTTCTTCCATAAGCAGTATTTGCCGCAGTATTGACGAATGACGTAATGCTATTAGTGCCCATTACCGTTTCTCCGAATCCTCCTCCTGTCATGGGAAATATAGACTGGCCTATTGCGGCAGTAGTGGCGGGGTTCTGTTGACCAGTTGCCAATGACACGTTGTGCTCAGAAGTCAGTAGAGCGGCTTGAATGACCTGAACACCCTCAAAGGTAACAGCATCGTTCGTCACTGCGCTATAAGTTTGAGGATTACTGGTTCCGCTAGCTTCTGAGTTCCAATATTGATTAGTCAAAGTAATTGTAGCCCCGCTGCCTGTATAGTTGGCAGTAGAGAGCAAGTGAAACCTCAGCCTTGTATCTGTTCCATCAAATTCAACTGTCATTCCGCACTTGGCGATTGTTGCGGCTGCGTTAATGCTTGCGTTGTCTATATCCGCATCTGCGCTTGCCAGCTTATAGTTAAGGTCATTGCTGGTAGTGCTAAACAACCTTCTTCGCGTGTAGCCTTGATTCTCGCCTACGTTGCAGGGATGTAGATAGTGTCGCATTGTATTAGTGCCGCCGCTTGCAATTGCGCTTCCTGCGACCGTGTTGTACCAATTTAAAGCGCGAACATCCGAGTCATTTAATGAAACTTGAGTCCCAGAACTGCCGCCAGCCTCTCTGTGTATATCATTTAGGGTTATTGGCCCCGTAGCTGGAACGAATCCATTATGCTTTACATACATCGTCGCAGTAGCGCCTGACGAAGACGATGCAAAAGGAAATGATGAAATTCCGCTCCAAACCCATTGGGTATACGGGCCTCCTTCTTCCCCTCCCGTTGGCGGTGGATCTGGGTAATTAAAACTAGAATTATCGTTGACTATAGCCCCGCCATAAGTTGCCGACGTTCTGCTGTAGTCTGTCCCATTTATTGTTAAAACATCCCACCCATCGTTTTCATGAATGCCATAGACTTGAAATGCTATAGTGTCATTAGAGGCTTGCCATAATAAAGCTCGTACACCGTTGCCACCAAAAGCAACTAGATATTTTTCGCTTTGATTTACAGACGACGTTCCAATATAATCAGAAAAGCCCGCAACTGCTGGTGGATCAAACCCAAAAATATCAGTAGTAGATATTGTAAATTGGCTTATTGTGACTGCCATTCTGCTACTTGCCTTATAAGCTCTTGTTGCTGATCTACAAACAAAGCTATCTGTTCTTCTGGAGTTAAATTGGGATCAGGCTCAAGATGGAAAAATAACGTTTGACCGTTATCAAATTCATGAGCGAATTTTAGCAATCCATCCTCAATCGTGTAATCAGTCATCAGTCCAAACCGCCGCGCAGATGTCTTGAACTATTTGAACGTATCCCGATACATCCGTGGGATTGCCGTCAGCGTCATACCTGTTCAGGTAGGTGACATGATTAGAAACTGCTGGCAATTCTGCATCATCTGCATCGTCAAAGGTAATTTCCATCACAACCATCAATCTTGGATTGCCTTCGTTAGTCGTAGCCTCTGCGCTTGGATCTGATGCAGGGTAAGTTTCGCACCGTTGTAAAACTTCAGTCTTGGTTATGGTCATCTTTTAGCTCCTTGATTTGGGTTTTTAACGCATCTATCTCTTTTGATAAATCCTTGATTGCTTCAATTGCCAAGCCCATCATTTGTCCGTACCGAACTGCCAAGAACGAATCCCCGTCTTCGCTCCTGCCAACCTCTGATGCTTCGTAAATAACCTCTGGCAATACCTTTTGTACTTCTTGCGCAATCACGCCAGTTGACCTAGATCCGTCTTTTTTATAGTTAAAAGTAACTCCCGTCAGAGACTTAATTTTATTAAGAGCATCAGGGATTGTTTCTATGTTGTCTTTAAGGCGTATGTCAGAAGCAGACCCATAGGCAGTTATATTTCCTTCTGCCGTGATATTTCCGTTAGCTAAAAGCTCAATGCTGTAATTGCTGGCTACGCCGTTGTCTGTAGTTGAATCGCTATTCCCTACATAAAAAGGGTTATATCCTGAACTGGTTAGTGATTGCCCAACGTAAAGCCTAGTTGCCTGACCGGAAGATCTAACGTCGAAAATAGAACCGTTGCCGCTAGGGTTGGACGCTGTGCGTAAAGTTATTCCAGCGCCAGAATCATTTGAACCATTGGAGTTGCTTTCAAAGTAGACGTCACCCCTGCCGACGTTGAAAATTGTTGTGCCGCCTGTTTCACTGTTACCTTGAATGCTTTGTATATTGACAAGGTTCCTACTAGCGTCTATGACCGTAGACCCGCTTATCTTAAATGCGCTTGAGGAGATCGTGCTGTTAAAGGTGGCTGCATAATTAACGGTCAAAAGCCCGTCTGCGGTTATCAACATTGCTGCATCAGAAGTGTTTTTTCTTACCTCAAAAGCCTTCTGGCTGGCAGAATTTGAAGCCGTTATTACTAAAACCCCATATCCTGACGCATGAGAGTTTTCAATTCTGCCAGCCCAATCATCAGATACAGCATCATCAACATCTAATAAAGCTGTTCCTCCAGCTCCTCCGTTAAGCAGTATCCTCCCAGCGACATCTATATTTGCAGAAAGAAAAAGGTTTTTAAAAGGCAAGCTGGCAGTGCCGAAGCTCACGTTATTGTTATAAGTTACGCCATCCTCTGTGACAGGTACTATCCGATTATTGTCCTTGTCAAGCTGTAGTCCCAAGCCATCAGTCGTAGCAATGTAAATCCTATCAGTAGCAACACTTCCGATTTTTCCGTAGTCACCGATATTTAAAGTTTTGCCATTCTCTAATCTTGCGGCAGATTCTATTAAAGTAAAAACATTGGTAGTCTGAACCGCGACCCCTGAAGATACGTTGCTCAAAAGCTCAAAATACATTGCTGCGCCGCTAGACGAATCTGTATTAACCTCTATCCGAGCAGCGTTTCCATCTTGTTCAGGAGTGCCATTCTCATGATTCCATGTGACGTTCGCATTCCCGTAGCCATCATTTATTGTTAAAGCAACTCCGCCAGATCCATCTCCTGATTGAATGTTTTCGGTTGTTTTTATAATGCCAGTGCTAGTAATCGCGACAATGTTAGTCAGGTTGCGTGAGGCATCCATAAACTGTGTTGTGCCGTTTCTCAAAATGACTCCAGCATTACTCAACCCCCTGAAATATATGTCCGCGTCTTCGGATAATATGAAGAGGGAGCTTGTGGTGTGAATTTCATTTGGATCAAAAGCGAGAGTGTTAATTCCATCGGTTATGATGGAGTATCCGTTTGCTACTGTTGCACCGCCAATGGTGCCTGAAGATGTAATTGTATGCCTACCAGAAGAGATAGTACCGGCAACTATATTACGACTAGCGTCGATGACAACCGTGGTTCCCATTTCTAGTGAGCCAGTCGCAATGCGTACATTGGTTTTTGGCTCAAGGATAATGTCAGCCTTAGCGTCAGCAATACCAGCAGCGTCAAGACCTAGATAACCGCCATAAGTACCGCCAGCGTTCGTGCTAATTATCAGATCACTGTCAGCGGTTGTATCATTTGTGTAGCCTATGCCAATGGCGTTCCCATCATTGTTGCTGAATAAAATTTTTCCTTCAGCACCGCCACCACCGCCATTACCCGTGTCAGATAACGTAAGAAGAGGCGAGTCATCAAATAGCGTTACGTCTGTAAACGTACCCGCTCCAGTAGCACCAATTCTGGTAGCGCCGCCCATTCTTAGCTGACCACTAACGATGTTCATGCCACCAACACTATTGAATTCAGCTACAGCCGCATTGTTGTAGTGGATCTCTACACCGGCAGTCCCGTCGTAAATAACGATGCCGTTATCTTGCTGGGCGTTTTTAATTGACCAATCACCGCCAGTCTCGGTAAAGGTCAGATTGTCTGATCCACCTTTTAGCGTAAGCTCAAAAAATTTACCCATCCCAGAGGAATCTATTTCGAAAACATCGTTCGTCGCTCCAGCGCGGAAAGTAAACCCATCCGTCGAGTGGTCGTACCTAATCCGCCCAACAGCATTATCTGTGGTATCTCCAAACCAAACGTAACTGCTACCTCCATCGTTGGTTTGAATCGCAATACCCGCAACGCCTGAATCTGCCGCCACAAGCTGAGCACTTGGGTTCGGTGTACCTGAGATCGAATTACCAGTGAAGACCGATTGTTCAGATGCAGTGATAGCGCCAGTAAAAGTTGCGCCAGAAGAGCCGATGCTCAATTGATTCCCGTAAAGACCAACGCCCAATGATAGAAAGTTGCCAGAGGTATTAACTATTCCTCGAACTGATGCTACGTTTGTTCCGTCTGATTCTCTGAACTGAATGGCGGGAGTTGCCATTTCATTGGTGTTGTCAAAACTTGTTTTTGAATCTACCAAAACACCTATTGAACTTTCTGCGCCTACTGCCCACAAATATGGATCGCCTTTAACGCCACCATTGCCAGTAACTTGCCCAGAGCTAGTAATAGCGCCCGAAGAGATGGTGCCAATATTGGTTAGGTTGCGGCTAGAGTCAATGACGGTTGTGCCATTGATGTTATAGCCGCTTGTAACCTCTATGACACCTTCGTCACCGTCCAGCCAAATCTTGCCTGTCCCGTTGGTAATGACACCAAAGCCCCAGCCATCATTAGCTGTCCAACTGAATGCAGATGGGCCAACAGAACCACTGCGGCTCATTGTTATACCGTACATTCCGCTGGCATCAGTGTCAGACGTGGGAAGGTAGTTGTTTCCAATCACATAGATCGGATTAATCTTATCTCTGTTGTTTTCGATGCTGTCATGGCCGCCGATCTGGAAGCCGCTTAAGTGACTGCCGATGCGCTCAAAATTGCCATCAGACGTAACCCGCACGTCCTCGTTAAGGTACAAAAGTCCAGAACCTCCATCGCCTGAATTGATGTAACTATTAGTGTCATCAGTCCATAGCCTCATTGACCTACCACCAGTAGAGTCAAGAATCCCTATGCCACTTTCGTCGTTATTTGCCTCTTGGTTGACTTGCAATAGACCATATGAGTTTTGCTGAACTGTGTCGCCAATTTGTACTTGATCGGCAAACACCGCAGCCCCGGTCAGCGTCCCACCAGCCAGAGGCAAATATGTGCTACTGGCTGATGCAGTCGTTAGCATCTGCGTCCACGCATAAAACGTACCGCCATCTGCGCGACGAATGTATAACTTCCCGCTGCTGCTAGACCCCCAAGCAATCTGAATTTTCTGGTTTGGGTCGGTCATTTGATACATGACCATGTAACTCGTTGGTGCGTTTGTCGGTTGACTAGATGCCCACTTATAAAACCCATCATTCAAAGAATCAAGATCGTCAGAGCTTGTTAAAGTTTCGCCATCAATCTCTACTTGCGGAGATCTTATTTTGTGGCTGAATAAAAAAGAATCGCTCGCGGTCTTCCAGAGAATAGAAGCATCGGTGGTTGTGTCCACCGCATCTTGGATGGTTATACCCGCGTTATTGGCAGTTGATGTGCTGTCACCCGTGGAATAGTTTAGGGTGATGTTGTTGTCTTTAACCGTCAGGTTGTCAGTGTCTACGGTGGTAGTTGTGCCTTGAACCGTAGGTCTCCAGTTACAACTAGATTCCCAGAAACAGTGCCGCCGCCAGTGGGTACAGAGGGCGTACCATTTGCAAAAACATTTGCCGCGCTTTCCACAAAGTTAATTTCTGATGATCTTAATTCGTATAAGCGATTTGATGTTGACTGCCCAGCAGCAGACGGTGATCCCGATCCTGTAATAGTCGATGACAATTTAACTTTGTGAACGCCAGCCGGTAGGTTTGTAAAAGTGTGGCTAGTTACAACGTAGGCGGTCGCGCCGTAGGTGTTAGTATTTGCGATGTACTCTAATGCGCCGCCAGCATCCATTAAAATTGATCGATATTCCTGAATACCGCCAGCTATATATACCGCAGTGACGTATATTTCTGTACTGCTCGGAGTTGAATCAGTGCTGGTGAAAGTGATCGGCTTGGTTGCTGCGGTGCTATATGATCCGCCATCGGTTTGTAAGCTGTAAATTATATTGAGGGTCGAGTTTGTAATATCTGACTTTGCCGCAGCTTCAGTTGCTCCAGACCCGTAAAAATAAAGAGTGCCTACCGAGTTGTCGTAAATAGCAAATTTGGTCTCAAGCGTTACCGTTGCAGTTTGATCTAGCGTCAGCGTCATCTCGCCGCCATCACCTGACAAAACGCCGCTTACTTTATCGACTGCCGTTCCTGAAGTGAGCGATATTCCCGCCAGCGCAGCAGCGCCTAGTCCGTCTTGATTGAGCAGGATGTTTCCAGAAGCATCAAAAACTGTAATATTTTTAGCGAAAACAGAACCATCAGGCTTAACTTGGAACGGCGCATTTTCACTTTCTGACTCTGCGGCTCCGCTAAAGATTCTATAAGTTGCGTCGGTTGCTCCGTCAACAACAGTCGTCGCATCACCAGATCCAGCAATAAACTTTGAATCAGTGCTAACGTCTCCAGTAAATGCACCAGCAGAGGCGTTTACAGTTCCGGTGAATGTTCCGCTTGTTGCGGTAATGTTTCCGGTAACGGCCAAATTTGTACCGTCAAACGTGAGTGACTCGGTGCTTGAATTGCCTATGCTGAATTTATAGGCAGTTGAGTCGTATCCAAGGAAGAAGCCTGTGCCGGTGTTGTAGCCACTTTGACCGCCCTTGATAGAGCCGCCACCTGCCATCGTGATACCGCCATCCTGAATCGTTACGCCTAACGCTAGGTCACTGATTGATCCGAATTGAAAATCCTCAATGGTGTGCGTTCCATTATTAGCGTCATCATCAATCGCAATATGCGTGTAAAGTCCATCGGTAATGGGCGAAGAGGAAAGATCGACGGTTCTTTCGACCACTCCGTTGATGATGTATTTAATTTTTTCATCGTCATAAACAACCGCACAAACATCTCCGACATTCAAGGTTGATTTTAAAGTTGCGACATTCGATCCAGATTCATAAGCGAGAATATCTGGCGTTGAGGCAGATCCTCGAATGTAAATCGCGTAGTCAATATCAGTGTAGCTCGTGCCAGTATTGGCATCAGCCAAGCCAATCATATAGCGGATGTTAGTATCGCCTGCGCTCTTTACTCTGAATGAAACGAAGGCTCCATTCTTAAATGCTTTGTCGCTGACCAGCTTGTGATTCCAGCTATAAGTTCCGTTTACTTGCGTCCATGTGACGAGAGATCCGTTTACCGCTGGAGAAAATGCGGTTTGACCTATGCTTGTAAAAGATACAAACGGAGTTCGCGTAAACGCAGATGAAGCTTCGATCGTAGCGCCTTCTGCTATTTCTAAAGATGTTGCGGTGATTGCCCCTGTAATTGTGGCATTAGTTGCCGTCAATGCCCCTGCCCGTGTAACTCTAAAAGGCGCGTCTGCAAAAGTGTTATCGCCCAGACTGATTCCATCAGATGTGGAAAGAGATACTCTAGTAGCCTCATCCCCGGCTGTCAGGCTCGTAGATCCAACAGTGAAACCGCCTATTGTTCCAGTGCTTGCAGTAATTGATCCTGTAATTGTGGCATCAGTTGCTGTTAATTCCCCTGCCGGTGTAACACGAAATGGGGCGTCTGCAAAAGTGTTATCGCCTAAGCTAATTCCGTCAGAGGTGGATAATGAAACTCTGGTTGCTTCATCTCCTGCTATAAGGTCTGTGCTTCCAACAGTAAAGCCGCCTATAGTCCCTGTCGTTGCGGTAACGTTCCCTCTAACGACTGCGTTCTGAAAAGTAGCAGATCCACTTCTATTTATTTGCCATCCGGTTTCCTCTTGGACGCTCCAGTTGTCAGATTGAATGGTAGTTGCTATCTGCTCTGAGCCAACAGCGCTGTCAATAATCTGCGCTGTATTAATAGAGTCCTCACCCATAACTCCAAAGCCAATCTTGGTCGCGCCGATCTTGGCTGGATTACTAGCGATCATTACCGATTTTGAAGCATTAGAACCGCTGGCCGGTGTAGACCCCTGCGGATACCTTACTGCTTGTATCCAGTAGTAATATTCAATTGCGTTGCCTTGTGAGTCTGCTGCGGCACGTTGATCTGTGTAGCTTGTTCCTCGGAACTTAACGATTGGGGTGTCGCTATCTGTTGGCGTTGTTCCAGTGGTATTTCTGAAAACCCAGATTTGCTCCCAAGCTAAAGCGTTTGACGGGTTGTCCCACGCCAACTCAATTGCATTTATAGCTGCGGTTATGCCAAAGTTTGTAGGTGCCGGAACGTCTGGAAGGTTTCTAGCAATAACGCCTTGAGCTGTGATCGTAGAATAATCGGCTGGAAGAGGATCAGCATAACGAATTGCTACGCCGTTTGAAAACTCTCCTTCTTCAAGAAGGGTTAGGTTGATGCCACCGCTTCCATTTTCAGCAAACGACCAGTTTATACATTTAAATATCTTTGGGTTCCACTCGCCTGCATCTACGCTTTCTAAGTCCGACAAGTAAACATTCACCCTGTCGCCAACTGCAATACGCATCCCCTTCAGATTAACGGGGACGGTTATCATCGTCTGCAAGAAAGACTGATTGACTTGCTTAAATGCTATTCGTTGAGCTGCGTATCGGTTATCGGTAAACGGTAACTTAATTTCTTCTTCTAACGTCTCGCCGTTATCCCTAGCAATCGCGCCTGATACTGTAACAGGGCCAAACTCCATCATCTTGTATTGCTCTGTGGGATCAATGAACAATCCCTTGATCTGATTTAAACGATCAGATCTTGGTATGGCGGTTCTGATATCAACTTCGCCAATAATATCGTCTTCAGTAATGGATTCAGTTGGCGCGAAATAAACTCCAGCTCTAACTATGTACTTACCTTGGCTATAAACCAAAGACCCATTCATGCCGCTTAATATCTTCTCAATAGACTTGGCGTATGGATCAGCGCCGAAGATGACGCCGCTACCGAAGAATCGTTTCTGTGTGGCAGAGTTAGGGATGTCAACTAAAGTATCGCAATCGTCAGCAGCCGCTATAATCGCCGCCCAGTCTATTTTGCTCGATGGGATACCTAAGCCAAACTCGCTGTCCATAAGGTAATCAGCAATCATTAACGCAGGATTTCTACCTTGCTCACCTCGATCGATTGCGCCAGTGCTTAGGCTGTTGTCATCATATACAACATAGCTAGCATTAGTTGGGCTTGCGCCAGCAGTACCGCCAGCGTCAACCTCTAAGCGAGGATCGTAGATCTTCTTGCCTTTAACCAAGGCTTTGATGTTTTGAACACTACCAACCTCGTCCCATACTTCCCGAGAGCCTTCGTTAATAGTCCAACGGGTATATAGGCTGGCTACGTTATCACCACGATGAGTCGCTAGATATTCTGTAGAAGTTGTCGAGTCTGCTCGCAATCCTGAATAAGCAGTTTGTGACGATGTGCCTAGACGAGTATCTATGTATACAACAGTCTCGCTAACTCCGCTCTCATTGTTTTTAGGGCCAAAGAATCCGCTAATAACAGATTTGCTTCCAGAGTTATAGACGCTGGCGTTAGTTAGATCTATTGACTTGTCATCTAAAAACACTTTGCTGATTTGCGTTAGCTCATGACCAGCCAAAGCAACAACTTGATGTAAGTATTTATTATTCGCGCCAGATACCTGAGCGTAAGTCAACGGCCCGCTAACCATTGTCTCGCCGTATATTAACTTTCTAGGTTCTGTGGTAGATCGTACTGTGGTCTGTCTGCTGCGGTCGTTATCATCAACCGAGAAATTAATTTTAGGCTTTAATAGCTTGGATGCTGCGAATACACCACCAACGATTGCCGCCGCACCAATGACTGCTGCTGTCGTTCCAGTGGCAGTGGCAAATGTAACAAAAGATCCGACCGCTTTTAAAAATGCAACTACTGGTGGCATAACTTCCATCCCAATGATATGTATTCGCTTGGCAGACGAGCCAAACCTTTGTGCGTCAAGCAGATAGCGTAATCGCCTAACTTGATCCCCAGCAAATGATTGTCAGGTATTGTCACCATTACGGGGCTGCCATCTTCTAGCCCTTTTATGTCGCTAGTTGACTCACCTAGAACAGTTGAAACTGTATCCTCTAAATCACCATTTGACCTAATAATGTCGTAGGCTTCTTCTTCAGAGTTATAATTAAAATCAACTAGGTAATCTTTCCCTGTCAGCTCTTTGACTATAAACCCAGCGAACTGGCAACAATCGGCATTGCCGTAAGTGAACTCACGACGCTCCCATTTATTTAATGCTTGTAAGACTTGAAGTTGCATTAATCCATTGTTTCGTTTTTAGGCTCGTCTCTAGGAATGATTGGAGCACCGCTGCCAGATCCAGCTTTTCTAACGCCCCAATCCAAAGTAATGTCTTGCATTTCTTGCAAGTGAGTAAAAAAAGTATCCCCTGATGAGCTGGCTTGCTGTGACGCATTCGTGTAAAGCAAATTTGCTGATCGCTCAAACATTGCTAATTCGCTTTCAGCACTTAAAGCTAGGGTATCTCCGCTATCACCACCTAGCCTCACGTCCATCGTGTCTATAAAACCGTTCCAAATAATGTCAGGCGTCGCTACAAGCTCGTCATCGTCGTTTAGTGCGCCAACGTATAAAGTAACAGGGCGCTGATAATAAACCTCCTTAACAGCCTCTGCGACAAGCCCAGCGTCCAATCCCGACAAGGTAAGCTCAATGTTGTACGGGCTAATCTGGTCGCCTTCTTGTATTGTGCTTATTTGCCCTAAATCGCCAGTCCCAAGCCAATTTACATTTCCCGAGCCATCATCCCAAGTATAAGTGCCTAATCCGTTATGGAGCCTAATCGTACCAGCAGAGCTTGGATCAAACTCTAACTTGACGAATACAATAGGATTAACATGGCTGGCCGCATAACTTATCGCAGTGTTTGATGCTAGATCTCTACTCACGCTAGTACGTCCTCTATGGCCTCAATATTAAATGATGAATATATTCCGGGTTGTGTATCCCATCCAGTTGATCCTGTCATAATAAACACTCCGACAGGGTTAATAAGCTCTACATCTTCTCCTGCTGATGACACTCTTACTTCTGGCGATACCTTTATGGGAATAGTTGTGGTTGTGCTTGTCACATCCTCGGTACACATAAACATTTGGTTATTGGCGCTTAGGTAGTCGCCGCTTTTTACTGTTAAAGATGTACTAACCGTTCTCGTGCAATTTAGTGTCCCGCCCGTACTAGATGCGGTAACTAAACCTGTTTGCGGCCCAGTCCCTCTTCTAGTAAACGAATGATCTTTTATGCTAAACCTATGTCTTTGCCCCTCCAGCATGACTATGAACGCTTGCATTTTAGCCCTGTCTTCTCCAAAAAGATTCTCAAAGGACAGAGATATTTTCCAGTGCGAACCCTTTCTAGCAGCCGTCTGAACCGCCCTAGTAAGAGGGCTTTCAAATATTCTGCTGTTGGTCACTAGCTCCCAACTAGAAGTGCTAGGAAGTACGTTGGGTACTTTATCGGCAAATACAAAAGTGGTCATACAAACCTACGCCTTTTCATCAAGTTCTGGATGTTTCTTGTAGTAGATTCTGAGGTTTGCTTCATAGCTAAACGGATCTTTTGATCTACGCTTGCATCAGCGCCTCTTGCATCCACATTGTTTATTATAGTGATACCGCCACCGCCGCCAACTGCTTGTTTTAGTTGATCGTTGCTCGATATACGGCCAGAACCGCCCATAGTTAAAAGTTCTGGGCCTCTTTCACCAACTAGGTATGACTGACCACCTCTAACCTGACCACCTGTTGCTCTGGCTGCTGCTGCCGCCCCACTGAGAGCCGAAATCGCACCCGCAATCGGGGCAGTAACGCCAATCGCCGTCGCCATTGCTGCGGGCGCTGCTGCTGGGCCAACTACGGGGATCGCTGCTGTACTAGCAAATGCGTTTAGTCCGGCCATCATGCTTTGAGCTTGCGCCGTTAGCCCTAGATAGGTCGCTGATGCTACGGCTGTTGTTTTCCCTATTAATTTCTCGACAGCAGCTAAGGCTAGTCGTTTTGCTATCATTTGTGAGATCATGGCTAAGAATGAACTCAGCATATCCTTGGTGAATTGAACAAACGCCTCTTTAACTGTCATTGTCCCGGTTAGTATACCCTCGAATGCGCTAGCTAAACTTCTCTCGAAATTAACAGCCATCAGCATTTGCAGAGCGTCTATGTTTTGGATTGCCTGTTGTGTGCTTAACATCCACTTTTCTACAAGAGACATTCTATCGTAGGCTAATTGAGCTTCCCGCTCTAACGCTCTGGCTTGTCTTTCTGCATCTTTCCTTTCTTTCTCTTGTTCTTGAGCATCGACGAAGGCAACAAAATCCTGATGAAGTTTTTCCTTAGCATCAATAAAGCCTTCTTCACTAAGCAATCCTGCTGCGTTAGACTGCTCTAAGATTTTTAGAATAGCTTGTTGCTGTCTAGCAAAAGATAAAACCGCTGGGCTAGTTTCGCTATATAACTTAGACAAGGTTTGTTGGGTTCGCTCTGCGAGAGCCGCTTTCTCCTTTTCAACCCTTTCGGTCTCTTTTAACTCAGCATTAAGCACATCAAACATTTGACTCTGGTTTAGCCTAGCCAATTCTTCCCTTTGATCTATTTCGGCTTGAACGGCTAAACTTAGCTCTCTGGCTCTTCTTGCTGCGTCAGAGGGATCAACTAAGCCCCTTAACCCAGCAATACCTTGCTCTCTAAGGTCTCTTTGCGCCCTTCTTAGCAGATGAGACTGTTCAGTTAAAGATCTAAGTTGCGTTTCTTGGGCTACAATATCTCGACGAAGATTGGCAAAAGCTGGTCTTAGCTCAGATTGTGAGTTCTGAATATCGTCTATGACAGCTCTAAAATTAGAGTATGTTTTTACTTTATTGTCGTCTAGGCCAGCAGCAGCATCGACAAAGGCCAATGCTTGCTTTTTAGATATGCCATACTTCAAACCTAGTTCGTCTAAGGCAGCATTAACTACACCCAATTCGTCAGAATATGTGCCTGTGGCTTCTATTAGTTTTCCATCCACAAATGGATCGTTCTGGCGAAGGTTTGCCAACTCTTGGGATACGTCTCGTATATCTTGAGTGATGGAGTCAGAAATAAGAGCTTTAAAGCCTTTCTGAGTCTGCACCAAAGCTATTCGAGTGTCTTTTAGCCCAGAGATTAATTCTGCTTGAGCAGCAGCTTCGGATACTTTTGCAAATTCTAAAATTCTTTTGGATAGCTGAAACGTGGCGCTGTCGGTCTCATCTACCTGAGATTTTAGCCTATCCAATGCAGCAGCTAACGCATCTGAACCTTCTTCACTGTCTTTGAAGGCAGAAACCAAAACGCTGCCAATAAGTGCTCCAAATGCAACTAATGCACCGACAACCGCGCCGCTAGGGCCAAAGACAGATAAGATTTGGGGGCCTTGCTGAGCTAGGATTGTTAAACCAGCGGTGCCGGATTGTGCTTGGACTGCCACATCTTGAAGTTGAAAGGATAGTTGCTGAGTAGCGCCTCGCATTGCGCGAAACCCGCCTCTAGCTTCTTTGTGAATCTTAGCTGCTTGACTAACCGCCGAGGTCGTCTTTTTCTGCTGGGTTTCATACTGCTTTTGAGTTGCAGTATTTTTTCTAGTTTCTTCTTTGTATTGCTTGACCGCTTCCTCGGCCTTATCAGCGCTAACGCCCAGCTTTTGAAGTGCTAGATGTGCCTCTTTGATGCCCTTAGAGGTGACTCTTATGTCTAAATTTGCGTCAGCCATTCTTATTTGCCTCTAGCCTTTGAGCTTGATCTAGTTCAACGATTGTGTCTATCTCAAAAAGTGTTAGCTCTCCAAACATCTCCATATAGTCTTTTATATGCGTGTAGCTAATCATCTCTCCAGATGCGTTTTTCAACCGAACAAACATCAACCAAAGATAAACAAGCTCGTCCCGTAAAACAGGAGCGGCTTGTAGCTCTTTAGGCTTGCGTCCTAGCGTCTTCTCGACTTGCCTCAAGTTTTCAAGGCGACTAACTTTTGAGTCTTTATCGTAACCAGCAGCCCAGAAGTGCCACTGTGCATACTCTAAGATTTCATCAGTTAGCCCTTGATAAAATTTTGGCGCTGGCTAACAAACGTCATAACCTGAGTTGCTACATCAGGCGATTGGTCATAGATCTTTCTAGCTGCCTCGGGTGAGAAAGGAACATCTTTAGCATCTTTTCCCTTTCCTTGTTTTAACCCTTTCCAGCCTATCGTTACGGCGACCAAAAGTTCAGTCATGCTATCCGTATCATCAGCCTCAAGATTCGCTCGATTAGACTTTAGAATCGCTTTCCTAAACGTCTTTGAGTCTGGCCCCCTAACTATAAAAACCACATCTGACGGTTCGCCAGTGCTAGGGTTGTTTATAGCTACCTCTCGGCCTTTCTCATGCTCATCCGCTGTATAAAAATCATTAATATCCATCCTTCCCTCACTCTCCCTATTTAAGCATCGTCTTTAGTAATCTGTAGTTGACTGCTGATTCCTGAGTTGAATAACGCGATGAAATCTAGCGTTACTGTAACAGCACCGGGGCCACCGACCTCTGGATTACCCGAGTTATACTTGACGTTAGGCATATTGAAAATGTAATCATTCCCAGCAGCATCGGTCAAAGTAAACGTTATCGCTGATGAAGTTTCGTTGATAAACTTGTCAATCAGGGCGGTATCCTCAAAATACGCTGTAATCGACCCCGTAACCGTAGATTTAGCTAACGGCGGCTGTAAAGTAGTTGAGTCTCCAACCACGTATTGAGCCTCCATGCCGTTTTCAATATTTAACTCAAGAGCCGTAACAACCGCTATAGATGAACCGCCTTCAGTAATGGCTCCAGTAAAGCTATCAAAGGGGTCGGTAGTTGTTGCCGCTGGATAAGTGGCGCCAGCAATCGCTGATGCTGCTGTGGTCAAATCTTTACCGATAACTGAGAATGAACCCGTAACCATTGAATTAGGAGCGATTGACAAGCTCATACTATTAAATGAGCAACCAGTTGATCGAATATACTTGTCTATATCTTCATGATGACGTTCGATAGTGAATGATCGAGAAGTAGTTCCTGTTACGATAGTTTCAGGATCTCCATCGGAAGTCCAAGTTCCGCACATTACTGCCTCGATCAAGTCGTCGAATGATCCATAGGAAAGCTCAAAGTTAATGTCGCCACTAACAGATTTGTTGCCGTGTCGGTAGTGAGCAATCTGTCGATCTTCTCGCAATTCTTCAGATTCAATCGCGTCTTTAGACAATCCCAAAGTCGTTCCGGTGTGGCGAATGGCTTTAAAGGCCGGTGTGCTAGGAGTTGTACCAAAAGTCGACTCTAATATGTAGCCCATATCATGCCGAGCGCCTGTTGCAATAGTCATAGTTTTACCTCGGGGCTACGTGAGCCGAATAGTTTATTGAGACTGAGATGACAAATCTGTCATCAACTGTTAATCCCTGATTACGGGACGTATCGCCTAAACGAACCGTTACGCCATTATAAGAGAGATCGGTGCCTCTCTTAAAGTGGTCTGCAACAGAATCCGCTTTTGTTTCTGCTTCATTCCTTCCTTTCCCTGCCTGCGCGTAAACGTCAACTTGGTATACACCAGTGTGCTCGTCTAGGCCAGCAGCCCCTAGCCCGACTTGGGCAGATGAGACCGGCAGCAGAGACGGCCTCAAATATAAAGTTCCTTTAGTTGGCTTAAAGATAGTGTTAGGCCAAGCAACTGGAGAGCTGCCGCTCAAAGTGTTTAGCCTAGCATCTAAGGCCGCGCTAACGTCTGAGAATGTAGTGCTCATAAATTCTTACCAATTAAAGCAAATGTTTCTCTATCCCTTCTCATTGCCACTGCCATTCTTTCTACGCTTATCCTGCTCATGCCTTTGGGCGCTTGTGTGGAGAACCCGTTAATAGTCTTTCCTGTTGGGTTCTTTGGAGGATTGGGATATAAACCAAACTCCACTACCGGCGCATAAGGCAAATTGTTAGAAAACACTATAGTCTCATCACCTTTAACCGGCTTTATCTTCTTTCTTGCTTCGGCCATCGCTCTCTCGCCGCTTGGATCGGCACCGAGTAGGCTTCTGCCGTTCCTAGAGTTTATCCCTGTTCGCCAGTTATTTCTCAAAGTACCAATATCTACTGGGGTTTGGGCGAGAACATTCTTTATTAACTCAAGCGCAACGCCTCTCTTGGCCGCAACCACATCCTTTCCGGTATCTTCTGCCCACTTCTTAACGTCTAATTTGAAGCTCATAGAGCACATCCGTATCAGAGGGGGCAATAGTTACAACATCCATAACCCTATAATTTTCTGAGTCGAACAGAATGTTATCGTCTATTTCAGGTGCTCCGTTGCCAGCCTGAAAATACATCCTAGCGTCGTCTCTCTGTACCATTTCGCCATCTATCTCAGACTTGCTGTAGTTCAGACGTACAGCCTTGCCCACAATAGTGGTTGTACTGCCTCCAGCATAAGATCCAGTTGTAGGATCAAAACTAGCGTCAGTCGTTCTGGTTGCAGTGGCATCTTCGCCAAACTTTGTCAAGATGCTAGTCGCAGTCGATTGTGTGGCTGCGTAGTTAAAACTCATGATCTCGACACCGCATTGACTGACTTGGTAATCTTCCGTAGCGCCGACGTAACGGCTGGGGTTTCCTTCCGCATACTGGCGTTATTCTTGTAAGTGACCGTTATATCACCTATTTTTTCTTGGGTTGTCTGTCTTTCTCGCGCAGATAACGCGAAATTGCCATCAGCAACCGTCCGAGTAATTTCATAAAGCGCGTTTTTAACTTGCTTTGGTATCTCATCAGAATCAACCGAATAGCTGTCTATATATACTTCTGTTCTTGGCCACTGTAGTTCCTGCTCGTCAGTAGCTTTTCGGCCTATGAAGCTCAAAGCCTCAAAGTAATCCATAGCAGTAAGGATAAATTCTTCAATGTGGCTGTCGCTGTGAGTGTGAGAAATTCCACGAGCTGTCGCCCACGTATCCCAATCGTCAGCAGTGATATAGCTATTAGCGTTTGCTACACCCGATCCATCTTCGATTATCAGAGCCATTACTTATCCTTGAGTAAGAATCTTGGGGGCCGAAGCCCCCAGTCATCTATAGCTTTGACTATGATTAGCCGAGCAGAGTTGCAATGAAGTCAGGCTTCCAAGCCTTAACACCCCATGCTACGCCTACTTCAATCATAGACTTACGATATCCACGGTAAACGCGAACCTCGAATACCAAGCCACTGTGCTGGTCTTGAACGATCAAAGAATCGTCGGCAGCATCGCCGCCTTCAGGTACAGCCGGTGCTCGGATAGCGAGTTCCATCGCTCTACGGTGCATAGCAATGTTGGCAGTATAGTTATTGCCAATAGTCATTTCTACGCCAGTGGCTAACGCAGCCTGTAAACCGGGAGAACCGATTACAGCGTTGCCAGTAGCAGCAGTAAAGCCAGTGTTTACGACATACAGATTGCTGTCTCCTGCGAACGTGACAACATCACCAGAAAGCAAGCTACCGCCGTCTCCACCGTCGAGGGCAATAGTCGTTTCGCCAGCAGCTTCGCCACCGTTTGCGTCTAATCCGGTAGCCGTACCTTTGGTGTGGCTCTGGATTTGAGCAGACTCTCGAATACCCATGCCGAACAGGTCAAGCAAGATGCCCTGACGTAAAAGGGTGTCATTGCCAGACTTGTTGACTTCCTGCAACGCAGCGAGCTTTCGCAAAGCTGCACCGGCAGATGAGTCCATAATCAAAGAGACTTGATCTTGCTCCGCTGGCATTCCGTTATCAACCAAGATCTTTCTCACCTCAGCGATAGCGTGGTTGTTGTTAGCAAATGGCGTGGTTCCAGCCGTTCCGTGAGCGCGTGATGCGTTAGTGTATGCTTCAACAGCAAGATCCGCTTCTACTTCGTTGCACAGAGTTCGCATTGCTTGAGCAATTTGATCGCCGTATACAGTCTCGAAGCCAATACCGTTGTTCAAGTGGCGTACATCTTCCCCAGTGTAAGGGATTTGGACAGCTCTTGATTTGGTGATCGAAAGGGTCTTGTTGTCAACAGTCTGATCCGTCCCTTGAGGGATGGTCATAGACTCAGTTACATCAACTGCTGTCGCAGCTCGCGTGAAGGATGCTCGAACAGTATCGCCCTTGGCGACTCGCTCCGATCCGTTTGCGTTGATGGTTGAAGCAGGGATAAAGCCGACAAGCTCCCGCCCTACTACGTCAGCCGCTTTGAAAATATCTGCGGCAAGGTTAGTCAATACGTTAGCCATTGTTGGCCTCCTTATTCATCGTATAGTTTGCCGCCCGAACGCATAAACTCCGACTGTTCTGTCGGACGTAATGCCTCAAAATCGGCTCGTAACATCTCTTTGGATCGCGCTTCGGCTCCACCTTGCGCTCGAACGGCCCCGCCGCCATTTGCTTGACTGCCATCAACCAAAAACGGAAAGTTTTGCTTGATAGAGTTAGTCAGATCTTCGAGGGAGGAAACGGTTAATTGGCCCGTCTCATCAGCGACTCGAATCTCATTGTCAACAAGTGTTAGCCTCTGGCTAATCTGTTGTTGTAATAGTTTTGCCCGACTTGTGTCTTTTGTCAATACTGACGCTAACTTAGAAGCCTCTGTATCAATTTTTGACCGTGATATGTCGGCGTTCATTTTCTCGATCGTTCTACGCAAAGAATCGGATTCCTGCTTTTGCGACTCGAAAAGCTGCTTGTAGTCGTTCTCTGCTCTCGCTTTCTCCTCGGCCTCGCTCTTAGCTCTGGCCTTGGCCGCTTCCCTTTCTTCTTGAGCCTTTCGTTTTTCAGCGATTAGCTCGTCGTTTTTGGCCTTTAACCCCGATACCTCTTGATCTAGCCTTGCTTGCAGTTCTTGCTCGATCTGCTCCGCAATCTTCCCTTTAACCTCATCATCTAGTTCAATGTCTTTTAACGCTTCCATTTTTGCTCACCTCTAGTTTGCAATTTACGGCTCTGCCGTTTAAATGCCTAAGTCCTCAAAGACTATAGGCTCCAGCTTCCTAAGTTGGTCGAGTGTCAACGTTGCCCCTTGTGCATCCACAAAGCGCCCTATTGATATTCGCCCCTCTCGGAACAGTTTAGCTCTCGTTACCCCTAGCACTTCCGTTTGAAACGCCCTAGATTGCCTTCTGAGCCACGTTTCGTATGGGGTGCTGCTACTTACCTGTTTAACCCCAGCATCGCTTACGGCTGGCCTACGTGCGTCTATGTCGAGGCCTAAATCGA